AATGCAAAATTAAAAGAATTAAGAGAAAAAGCATTAAAAGACTTAGCAGAAGCTAAATCAAACTTTTTGAATCAGCCGCTTGAAATAGAAAAAGCTGGGAAGAAATACACTTTTGAGAACAATGAAGAGAATAGAAATAGATTAGCGTTAAAATTTTCGTTGATGTCGTTGCTGGAACAGGACAAAATAGAAAAAGTGAAGGTTTTAAATGATAAGGGTTTAGTTGAGTTTATAGAGCTAAACAGAACTGAATTAAAAGTCCTAGCAACAAAAATACAAGATATAATTGAAATTGCAGATGTTGCCGAACAAATGGCAGTGGCTGGAATCAGTAGATATACTATTAATCAGATGTTAGAACTTAATGTAAAAGATTTTTTTCAAAATTAAAAAAGGGAAGTGATTTAAATGGACAGATTTGAGAAAATATTTGATTATTTACTAAAAGCCGAAGGTGGATATTCTAATGACAAGCACGACAAGGGTGGAAAAACAAAATACGGAATAACAGAAGAAGATGCAAGAGATTTTGGATATAAGGGAGATATGCAAGATTTAACAATAGATTTTGCAAAAAATATATATCTAAAAAAATACTATCTTGGAAACAAGCTGGATAAAGTTGTAAATGATAAAGTGGCACTATCTATATGCGACTGGGCTGTAAATAGCGGCAGAAATGGAACAAAAAACGCACAGATTGCTATAAATCAACTTACTAATGCAAATCTTGATGTAGACGGAATAATTGGAAACAAAACATTGGAAGCATTGAATGCAGCAGATCCCGAAAAATTTTTGGAAGTTTATCATAACTTGCAGAGAATTTATTACAGAAGCAAGGTTGAAGGTGACAAGACTCAAAAAGAATTTTTGACGGGCTGGCTAAATAGAGTTCAAAGAAAGGAGGAATATTTCAAAGATTGGGACAAGGAAAATACAGCAACAGAGAATAAAACGTATTCTTTCAGCCAAGAAAGTTTGGATAAAATGAAAAAAGTACATCCAAAGTTAGTTGAAGTTATGAAAGCTGCAATTGTAAATAGTCCGTTTGATTTTAGAATCACAGACGGTGCTAGAACAACAGAGGAACAGTTTGCTTTATATCAACAAGGAAGAACTGTTTTATATGATAAAAAAGGAAAAAAATTAAAAAAAGTAACTAATTGTGACGGAAAAACATTTAAATCTAATCATCAATTAAAATCTGACGGATATGGTTATGCGGTTGATATATTTTTAACAGGAGTATATGAAAATGGGGTTTATAGAAAATTTTCAGATTCCGAAGGATATGATGTTAAAAAATTAAAAATTGTTGTGAATCACATTTTAGCAGTAGCAAAAAGTAAAAATGTTAAAGTCGAATGGGGTGGAAACTGGAAAATGAATGATACGCCACATTTTGAATTAAAGTAGTGTAAAAATAGCTTGAATACAAGCTATATTTGAACGTTAAAAATAACTTTGGTAAAATGGGGTTGCCTAGTGAGTTAAAATTGATTATAGGACTCGCTAGGCGGTTTAGAATTGATTTTAAGAAAAATAACAAAATAGGAGTGATAAAAAATGGATAAATTAGCAGCAAAAATATATTTGACAGGTAAAATTTTAGAATTAGGAAAGACTTTAATCTATAAAACAGAAATAGTTGCAAAAGGAAAAGCTGGAGCAGAAAAATTTAAGCAGGTGTATGAAGGCTTCTGGGATAAATTAGAAGGATTATTGGAAAAAGAAAAATCAATTGACAGAAAATGGATTCCTGACTTTGCAGAAGAAATAGGCGAAGAAGTTCTGACAGAAGTTTTAAAGGAAGCTAGAAAAACATTTGACTTAAAAGTTATACTGCAACAAATTTTTGATGTAGAAAAGGCAGGGAACAAAAACATACTATAGGAGCATAAATGATTGAAGACTTAAAAATAATAATTGACAATCACGGGCTTTTCTTGATCTTATTTTTTAGTGGAGTGTTATTTGGAGTAGTGGCTCA